TATTGATCCATCTGCAGCAAGCTTTATAACAGAATTAAAAAAATCAAGAAAATTCAAAGTCAGAAAAGCTGATAATGCTGTTAGTGATGGAATAAGAGATACAGCTGTTGCTATCAGAATGAATTTAATAAATGTAAGTAAAAATATAAAAGAATGGGAAGATGAAATAAAAGGTTATCGTTGGAACGAACCAACAGACGACGACGACAGGAGAAGTTCAGCAAAAGAAGAACCTTTAAAAGAAAATGATCACTATATGGATTCGACAAGATATTTTGTAAAAACAAAAAAATTAGCTGAAAAATATACAAAAGATTTATATCAAGAAGAAAAACATAATAAATATAGTTCGATATTTTAATTAGGAGGTTGAAAATGTTATCATATCAAGATTTTTTAAAAGTAAAAGAAACAAATGATATTAACAGAATATGTGATTTTATAACAACAGCTATTAATCAACATATTAGTTCGCCAATGTATAAAGTTGCAGAAGATGCGACTTTATACGATAAACAACAAAATTCAACCATTATGAATTATACAAGATATATATATAATTCGGTTGGTATAAAAAATATAGATCCGATTTCTAGTAATAATAAAATGTGTTCAAACATTTACCATCGTTTAAACACTCAAAGATGCCTATATTCCTTAGGAAACGGTGTATCGTTTACAAATGATAAGGTCAAGGCATTATTAGGGAAAAATTTTGATAATGCACTAAAAGATGGTGCATATAAATCATTGATTCAAGGCCTATCTTTTGGTTTTTGGGATTTTGACAAATTAACGGTATTTAGTTTTCTTGAATTTGTTCCTTTATGGGATGAAGAAACATCTGATTTACGTGGAGGAATTCGTTTCTGGCGTATTGACGACAAAAAACCACTATTTATTCGATTATTTGAGGAGGACGGTGTTACAAAATTCATACAAGAAAACGGCGAAAAAATGAGAATTCAAGAACAAAAAAAAGGTTTTATAAAAATAGTAAAAAGTACCGACGAAACAGGAATAGAAGGTATAGAATTTAAAAATTATAAAAATTTTCCTATCATACCACTATGGGCAAACAGCTTGCACCAGTCGACTTTAGTTGGAACAAAAGGTTTAATTGATGCATATGATTTAGTTAGATCAGGTTATGCAAATGATCTTGAAGATTGTGCTGAAATTTACTGGATTGTAAATAATGCATCTGGAATGGATTCAACGGATTTGGCTAGATTTAGATCTAAATTGAAATTAAACCACGTTGCAACTGTTGATGATGAGAATTCTTCCGTTGTTCCATATACTCAAGACATTCCAACAACAGCAAGAATTCAATTTTTAGACTTGATCAAACAAAGTATCTATGAAGATTTCGGTGGACTTGACGTTCACACAATACAAGCAAGTTCGACAAATGATCATATAGAAGCTGCATATCAACCTTTAGATGAAGAAGCTGATGATTTTGAATTGCAAATTATAAAATTTATACATAACTTGTTAGCATTATTAGATATTGAAGATGATCCAATATTTAAAAGAAACCGTATATCAAATCAAAAAGAACAAACAGAAATGATATTATCTGCAGCAGAATATTTAGATGACGAAACAGTTTTAACAAAGTTGCCATTCATATCGGTTGATGAAGTTACTGAAATATTAAAGAAAAAAGATAAACAAGATGAATTGAAATTTAATTCTGAAACAGATACAAATGATTTAAATACTAACAAACCTGAAATAGATGATCAAAATGCAGCAGAAGAAGAAGGAAAAATAAATGGCTAGAAAAAAGAAAAATGATATAAATTATGCTGATTTTTATACATTTTATCGAGAAAAAGAACTGGAAGATAAATTGCATGATTTATATTTAGACTGCCAGAAGGATATTGAAAATGATTTAAATTATTTTTTCGGTCGTTTTGATGCAAAAAATAAAAAATGGTTGAAAAAATTAAAAAACGGTGAAATAACAGAAGCAGAATATAAAAGATGGCTTGAAGGACAGATTTTTCAGGGAAAAATGTGGGGTGAAAGAAAAGAATTCATTGCAAATCAATTATATGATTTCAATAAACTTGCATATGAATATATAAATGAAGTTTCGCCTGATATATTTGCAACTAATTTTAATTATATGGCTTATACGCTAGAAACTGGTGCAAAAGTTGATTTATCTTTTTATGTTTACGATTCAACAGCTGTTAAAAAGTTAGTTTTTGAAGATATCGAAGTAATACCTTATAAAAAGTTAGATAAAGCAAAGGATATTAGATGGAATTTTCAAAATATAAAAAGAGAAGTTGCAAAATCTATTATTAAAGGTGAATCAGTTGATAAATTAGCAAAAGTTTTATCAAAAGAAGTCACAAATCGAAATGAAAAACAGATGCGAAAACATGCAATCACAGCTTTAAATTCTGCAAGAAATCAAGGCAGAATGGCCAGAATTCAAGAAAGCATAAACATGGGAATTGATACAAAGAAAAAGTGGGTTGCAACATTAGATTCTAAAACAAGAATTGCACATGCTTATTTAGATCAGCAGGTTGTTGATTATGATGAATATTTTGAGGTTGAAGGCATGAAGATTAGATTTCCTGGTGATCCGCACGCACATCCATCGTTAGTGTACAACTGCCGTTGTCGTTTAGATGGAGAAGTTGTTAAATATCCGTCCACCTTTAATATTCGCCGTGATAATGAATCAGGTGAATTAATCGAAAATATGAATTATCGTGAATGGTATAAATACAAAACTGGAAATGATTTGCCTGCATATCGTAGGCCACGAAAAAGAAAAAGAAGGTGAAAATATGAACGATAATTTTACAATTACAACAAATAATATACCTGCGCACAAACAACAATTAGATGCAGCATTAACACGTGCATTTCGAATAATAGGTATACAAGGTTCTGCAAATGTGGCACAAATTACACCAGTGGATACTGGCAACTTAAAAGGTTCTATTGATTATAAATCATATAATGATCATGTTGTAATAGGAACAAATGTTCAGTATGCTATTTTTCAAGAAATGGGAACAATTAAAATGAGGGCAGCAAACAAAGGAAAAGGATATTTACGTTTCGCAATACAAAAAAGTGTTGGAGATTTTCAGAGAATTTTTCAAGAAGAATTGCGAAATTTATAATTTTTGGTGACTTGTAAAACTTTTTAAATGATTTATAATTAAAGTAAATACAAAAGGTTAAATTGTATTTACATTTCGATAAAATTCTGGCAGAAAAGAAGATCTGCAAAGTAAAGGAGTTTATTTATGGCATTAACAAGATCAATGTTAAAAAGTATGAATTTAACTGATGAACAAATCAATGCTGTTATCGAAGAACATACAACAGCAAAGGATTCTTTAAAGCAACAAATCAAAGATTTAGAAGCAAAATATGCTGATTATGATCAAATCAAAAACGATTTTCAAAAATTATCTGCAGATGTAAAGAAAGATAACTGGAAAGAAAAATATGATTCAGTTACAAAAGAATTTGATGATTATAAAAAAGAAGTTGAAGAAAATCATCAAAGAGAATTGAAAAAAGAACAATATAAACAATTGCTAATTGATAACAATATTAATCAAAAACAAATTGAATCAATTCTTGAAGTTACAAAGTTTGATGAAATTAATCTTGATGAAAATAATAAACTGGAAAATGTTGATGAAATCAATGAAGCAATCAAAAACAAATGGGATGGTTTTATCGTAAAGAATACGATTTCAGGTGTTAATTCAGAAATCCCACCATCAAATCTTGGTGGAACATCAAAAGATGAAATCATGAAAATCAAAGATCCAGTTGAAAGGCAACAAGAAATTGCAAATCATTTAGAATTGTTTACTTGATAAGAAAGGATGAATAATACATGCCAGCAAAAGAAGGATTAACAAAAGTTGCTGATTTAGATGTTACAGCACGTGAAATAGATTTTGTTGAACGTTTTGCAAAAAATTGGGATGCCTTAAAAAATATTTTAAGCATTATGCGCCCTATTGAAAAAGAGCCTGGAACAATTTTAAGAGCATATACAACACAGTCAAAAAGCGGTTTGGCAGAATCTCCAGGTGAAGGCGAAGAAATTCCATATACTGAATTTGAAGTTGTTGAAGCTTTAAAGGAAGATCTAACAATTGAAAAATATTCAAAAGCAACATCAATTGAAGCTGTCAATAAATATGGTGCAGCAGTAGCAATTCAAAAAACTGATGATCAATTTTTAATTGATTTACAAAACAAAGTTTTAAAAGAATTCTATGATTTCATTAAAACAGGTACTTTAACAGGTGCAGAAGCAACATTCCAAATGGCACTTGCAATGGCACGTGGTAAAGTTATTGATAAATTTAACACTTTAAGTCGAAATGTATCTGAAATAGTTGGTTTTGTTAATGTTTTGGATGTATTTCAATATTTAGGTGCTGCAAATATCACAATTCAAACACAGTTTGGTTTGCAGTATGTCAAAGATTTTATGGGATATAATACATTATTCTTGTTATCAGAACCTAACATTCCACGTGGAAAAGTTATTGCAACAGCTGTTGAAAACATAGATTTGTATTATGTAAATCCTGCAAATTCTGATTTTGCTAAATTAGGTTTAACATATAGAACTGACGGTGAAACAAATTTAATCGGCTTCCATGCCAACGGAAATTATTCAACCGCAGTCGGTGAAGTATTTGCATTGATGGGTATGAAGCTATGGGCAGAATATCTAGATGCAATTGCTGTTATTACATTTGGAAGCTCTCCAGAGCCAGAACCAGAACCATCAATTACATTAGATAAATCAACCGCAGTTGTTGACGTTGGTTCTACGGTTACAATTACAGCAACAACAGTTCCAGCAGATGCAACAGTAACATGGACATCTTCTGATGCAACAGTTGCAACAGTTTCAGATGGAGTTGTAACAGGAGTTGCAAATGGTGAAGCAACAATCACAGCAACAAATTCAACAGCATCAGCAACATGTGCAGTTACAGTTGGAACAGGAGCATAAAAATGTATAAAGTAATAAAAATGTTTACTGATTTACAAGATAACAATTATAAATATGAAATCGGGGATGAATATCCCCGATTGGGTATGAAGCCATCACTGGCAAGAATTACAGAATTGTTAGGAAATGAAAATAAACAAAGAACAGCTTTAATCAAAGAAATAAATGAATTTACAGATAAAGATGATTTAAAAAAAGATAAATTATTAAAAAGTACAAAGAAATCAAAGAAAAATAAAAGGTGAATCACATGGAGTATAAATTAAAGGAAGTTTTGGATTATATACATAATTATTTTCAACTTGATACATATTCAGGAAAAATTTCTATTATTGATCATAAACTTGAAAATTCAAAAATAGAACTATACGACGGACAATATTACATGATAAAAGGTAGTATTTACAACGATGGTATCTGGAAATATAAAGAAAATGATCAAAATGTTTTAGATCTAGATAAATCAGATGAAACAGAAGGATCAGAAGAATCAGAAGAAACAGATGAATTAAAAGATGAAATTTTTTATGGAGATGTTGTATCGTTAAGAATTCCACGTGATGTATTAAAGATAGTTGATGAAATTAATGCATGGGAAAAGAATAATGAAAATGTTATAAACGGAGTATATCAATCTGAATCTTTCGGCGGTTATTCTTATACTTTAAAAGATTCATCAAATAGTAAAAATAGTAACATTTCATGGAAAGATTATTTTGGAGATCGTTTGAAATGTTATAGAAAACTTGGTTAACTCTTAAAAAAGGATACATTGTTATGAATTTATTACAAGAATCAATGGAAGATTGCATAATGCAAGATAAAATTTCAGTTGAAGATGGTTATGGCGGTTTTTATACTGTTTATCAAGATGGCGCAAAATTTAGTGCTGCAGTTGTATTGGATAATTCGATGCAATCAAGAATTGCAGAAAAGGAAGGTGTAACTGCATTATATACGATAACAACTGAAAAAAATATCAATTTACAATTTCATGATGTATTGAAAAGAGTTAGTGATTCTAAAATCTTTAGAATATTATCAGATGGCGACGATAAAAAGACTCCAAAAAGTGCATTATTAAACATGCGACAAGTCGCCGCAGAAGAATGGAGCATCCCAGATGAATAAAACACAAGCTTTACATCAATTTTGGAATCGGTTCGGCTTGACGGCATATGAAGAAAATTCAGTTCCTGATGATACACGATTTCCTTATATTACGTATTCAAATGAAATGGACAGTTTCGAAAATGTTTGTTTGTTAACTGGGAATTTATGGTATAGAACCGATTCGTGGAAATCAATAATTGATAAATCAGAAGAAATATCAAAGTATATTAAAGGACACGGATTCGTAACGATTCCGTTCGATCACGGGTATTTATATATAACGGGCGGCACTCCGTTTGCGCAAAGTATTGATGAACCCAGTGATGATAAGATTAAAAGAATTTTAATTAATATAAATGTTGAATATTTAAGTAGTTATTAAATGAGGTGAAAAGATGGGTAAATTTACCGTAATACCACAGGACACATTTAATAATCTTCAACTTGATGCAGGCGTTTTATTAAAAAGGTTTGATCCAGATCAACCGGTTGAACCTTTGGATGAAGATATAGTTTGCGCAACAACAGGTGGAATTCAGGCAAGTTGCGTACCTACTTTTTCAGATCAAGGCGAAGATATAGATAACGTTCCATTGAATATGATGGAACTAAAACATTTAGATTCGTGGGAATGCAAGTTATCAACAACTTCTTTGGGAACAAAACCAGAATTAATTAAATTATCGTTAGGTTGTGCTGATATAGATACAAATAAAGCATCAAAAATAATTCCACGTGCTGATTTAAAACAAACAGATTTTTCGAATTTGTGGTGGGTAGGAGATAGAGCCGACGGAGGTCTGGTCGCAATTAAATTGAAAAATGCATTATCGACAGCAGGTTTTTCGATTCAGACGACAAAGAATGGAAAAGGTCAAATTGCACTTGAATTAACAGGTCACGTTTCTATAAAAGCTCAAAAAGATGTTCCTATGGAATTTTATTCAGAAGAACCAGATGCAACTGAATATCATAGAATTACACAAAATCTATATCATGTTAATTCTACAATTACAGCTGTTAGTATTGAAGATTCTGCAGCACTCGAAGGAACTTTAACAGCAGAAGAAAATTATGAAATTGCAAACGTTTCTATTTTATCAGGAAATGAAGATATAACATCAACAGCTTATAATTCAGAAACTGGAGCAATCAATATTGCATCAGTTACTGCAGATATAACAATATTTGCAACAGCAACAGAAATTGGTGCATAAATAAAAGGAGCAAATCAATATGAAAATTTCAAATTTACGTGGAGAAGATGCAATTGATACAATGGCTGATTTAATCGAACCTATAACAGCAATTGCATCAGATAAAGATTTTGAAAAGTTATATAAATCAAAACCACTTGTTTTTGCAGTTCAACATTGTTTAAAACATCACAAAAAAGAAATACTTGAAATCTTAGCAATTATTAATTGTGAAGATCCAGATTATTTTGATCCAAAATTCTGGGAAATACCTAAAATGATATTCGATGTTTTGGACGATGAAAATGTTAAATCGCTTTTTTTATCGCAGCAGATGAGCAACTTAAACGACATTTCTTCTGCTGTTATGGAGAATTCCAAGGAAACAGAAACAATATAAACTTATTTATGCGATACGTTATAGAGAGTTATAAAAAAGAAATAGCTTTATTAACGTATCGCATTTATATATCTGATTCTTTGAAATGTTTAGGTCGTTTAGATGGAAAAAGATATTATGATATTTACAATGAAATTTTAAGATCTGAAAAAATATCTAATATCAATCCAGAAGAAGAAAGTGAAAATATTATTAATAATATCAAAAATAAGTTACGGAAAATGGGGTGATTTAATTGGCCGCAACAATTTTTGAAATGTCAGCAATTTTACGATTAGATCGTTCACAATACGATAGAGAACTAAATGCAGCAGAATCAGAAGCTCAATCAAAAGGATCTAAAATAGGAAGCATATTTTCAACACTGGGAAAAGTTGCAGCAGTTGGATTGACTGCATCATTTGCAGCAGTTTCAGCTGTTGTGACAAAATCAATAAAAGAATATGCAGAATATGAACAACTTTGGGGTGGAGTACAAAAATTATATGGAACAGCTGGAAAATCAATAGAAGATTATGCAAAATCTGTTGGTAAATCTGTTGATGAAGTTCGTGGTGATTATGGCAATTTGGAAAAAGCGCAAAATCTAATGTTGAAACAAGCAAATGAAGCTTATAAAACAGCTGGAGTATCAGCGAACAAATACATGGAACAATCAACATCATTTAGTGCTGCACTGATTAATTCGTTAAATGGAGATACTGTCAAAGCTGCACAACAAACAGATGTTGCAATGCGTGCTATTTCTGATAACTTTAACACATTCGGCGGAGATATCGACATGATATCATACAGTTTTCAAGGGTTCGCCAAGCAAAATTACACGATGCTCGATAATCTAAAGCTTGGCTACGGTGGCACAAAATCAGAAATGGAAAGATTGATTGCAGATGCAAATGAATATGCAAAATCAATAGGCATGGCATCTGATCTATCAATTGATAGTTTTTCAGACATAGTAACAGCAATAGATTTGGTTCAGCAAAAACAAGGAATCGCTGGTACTACAGCAAGAGAAGCAGCAACAACTATCTCTGGATCATTTGGAATGTTAAAAGCTGCATGGGAAAATTTGTTAGCAGGAATGGCTAACAAAGATGCTGATATTAGTAAATTAGTAAAAAATGTTGTTACAAGTTTGACAGCGGTTACAAAAAATTTATTACCTGTATTTAATCAAGCAATTCAAGGCTTTGTAACATTAATTAAACAAATTGCACCACTTATCTCAAAAGAGTTGCCTTCAATGATTGAAATGATACTTCCTGAGTTGTTATCAGCAGCAGTTATACTAATATCAGGACTTGCAACAGCGTTGCCAACATTGATATCAACTATTATAGATACAATTCCGTCTTTATTTGAACAGATAAAAGCTAGTTTCACAGAAAATAGTTCTTCTTTATTGGACGGATTAAACCAATTATTTGAAATGATAAAGACTGGCATAACCGAAGGAATACCAACATTAATCGAATTTATTGTTTCAATATTTCCACAGATCATTGAAGTTTTTTATTCTTTGATGGAACAGATATACACTGTTGGTGGGGATATTATCTCAAAATTAATCGAAGGTTTGCTTGGAGCGATTCCAAACATATTATCGAATGTACCTTTGATTATAGAATCAATTGTGACAGGAATAGTAAATACCTTACCTTCAATTTTAGAAACAGGAATGCAGATAATACAATCACTCGTTTCTGGAATTCAGCAAATGTTGCCTCAACTGCCTCCAATTATAGTCAATACATTAAATCATGTTATCGATTTAGCAAAAAGTATCGACTGGATTGGATTGGGAATTCAAATTATACAATTTATCGTAAATGGTATAACAACAGTTATGCAACTTATTCCAACGATAATGATGACAATATTTGATTTAGCTGTTCAACTAATTAAAAATGTGAATTGGCTTGGATTAGGTCAATTTGTAATCAATACAATTGTTAGTGGAATAAAAGCTTTATTTACTTTGATTCCACAAATATTACAACAAATCGGACAAACAGCTGTAAATCTGTTTCAGTCAATAGATTGGCTTGGACTTGGTTCAAGAGTTATCAATTTTATTGTAAATGGCATCAGATTTTTAATAACAGCAATTCCAAATCTTTTACAGACGATTGGTACAAATGCACTAAATCTCTTCCAATCAATTGATTGGCTTGGACTTGGTTCAAAAGTTATTAATTTTATTGTAAATGGAATAAAAGGGCTAATGAGTTTAATTCCAGATACTCTAAAAAATATTGGTAATAATGCAATTAAAGCATTTACAAGCATAAATTGGATAAGTGCAGGAAAATCAATTATTGATGGCGTTGTAAATGGTATAAAAGGAGCAGCACATAAAGTAACAGATATCATGAAAAATCTAGCTTCTGGTGCTTTAGATACTGCTAAAAGTTTCTTGGGAATTAAATCACCATCACGAGTTTTTAGAGATCAAGTAGGTAAGAACATTGGTTTAGGTATTGTTGAAGGAATTGAAGATACTTATCAAAAAGTTAATTTGGCAATGGAAAGTTTAATTTCAATTCCAGATAAATATGATTTTTCTTCTTCGTTAGTTAAACAAGATTCTTCTCAAGAATCATATAACGATAGAACCATTAAAAGTGGAGACGTATATAACATCAACATTAATCAGCCAATTGATACGCCTGATGAAATTGCTCGTATTTTAAGAACAGAGGCTCAGTACGGATTGATTGGAGGTGTTGCTATTGAATAATTCTAATGAATTAATAGATAGAGATTTAATACAATTAAAATTTGTTAGATTGTTAGATGGAAAGACCTTTTTTGTTGGAAATAATCTTGATTGGAGATTTCAAAAAGATGGCGGATTGTCAGGATTTGCCGACTTTTCAGCAAATCTAACTTATGATGATAACTATGCAAGAGATGGTGGAACCACTTGGCATGCAAGACTTTCAAAAAAAGATAGAACAATCAAAATTGTGTATTTATATCCAGATAAAAATGTTAGTGCAAGACAAGCTCTGATAGAATATTTTAAATATAATTATCTGTATAACGTTTATATAACTTATATGGGACGTGAAATGTACGCAGAAGGTCGTTTATATAAAATGGCAATTTCAGAAGAAACAAAAACCTACAAAAATATTAAATGCACAATGACTTTTAGTTTTGATAATCCTTTTTTGAAATCCGTAGATAATTTCGGAAGAGATATCGCTGCTGTTACACCAACAACAGCTTTTCCATATTTAGCGAAATTAGTAAAAGGAAAGCCAACAGGAATATTCAATTTTCAAAAAACTGTTGTATTGTATAACGATGGTGATCAGATTTCATATCCAAGAGTTCGAATCATTGCAACTGATCAGGTCTGGAATCCTGAGATTTGGATTAATGATAATTTCATCAGATTTTTAGATACAATTGAAAGAAATGATGAAATTGATATTGATTTTACAGTTATTCCACCAACAGTTAGATTAAATGGTCAAAATGCAATTGGAAAATGTGATCGTGAATCCAATTTTGATGGAATGTACCTCTCTTTAGGAAATAACACTATTAGATTCGATGCCAAAAATGGCTCTGATGAAATGATCGTTTCTGTTTATTTTAATAAAACTTATACAGTAATATAACAGGAGGAGAATTTTATGTATGAAGAACCTTTTGAAATAATGGCATTGGATGAGAATTTTGAAATAGTATCACTAATTTCATATGCAAATTTACAATGGACTAGAAAATTCCATGAGGTAGGCACTTTTTCTGTTCAATTACGTGGCCGTCAATATAATTCAAATTGGAAATATATTTATTCTAAAAAACGAAAAGAACTTGGAATAATATCACAGGTAAATTGGCAGAAAAAAAATTATATTGAACTTGTAACAATCTCAGGAAAGTTTGTTGAAGATGAAGTTAATAAAATGATAGTGTATCCGTTACCAACAAAATTTTATGATGATTCTGGAACACTAGCAGATGGAAAAGAAGGTACATGTCTTTTAAAAAATGAAGGACTTCCAACGTGGTTGATGCAATCAGGAACTGCAGATGTTGTTGCAAGAGAATATTTTAATGCTTTTAAAAAAATAGCTTGGACAAATTATCAAGTTGATGATTATAAAGGTAGTTCACTTGTTACAACTGTAAGAGAGCTCGATATAAATTTTGGCTCGATAGATAATGCAAATGGAAATTATCATTATTCAGAGCATAATCGAAATCATGAAAGATTAGGTGATAAACTTTATAAGATTTTAAAACCATCAGGAGCTTCTTTTGAAGTAATATGGGATTATGAAACACACGATAAAACTTTAAATATCATACATGGAAAAGATTTAACGCAAGGAAATACGTTTGGAAATAACCCAGTTTTATTTTCATCTGCAAATGGAAATATTATTTCTGCATCATTAGTTGTTAGTAATACAAATACAAAAGATACTATGATTCAGACATCAGAAAATAAAGATAAAGTATATGTTTTAATCAATGAGCTGCCAGATGCTTCAGGACGTTTCGAACATGTTGGAATGCAAACAGCTGTTCAAGATTATTTTAATGCGGATACTCCTGATTTATCAATTGCAGATAAAAATTTTAAAATTGCTGTAATGTCTGATTCAGATAAAGAATTGACAAAATATACAGATAAACAAAATATTGAATTTCAAATTTATCGTGGCAGTTATCAATATATGATTGATTATGACCTTGGAGATTTGATATCTGTTGAAATATCTGAAATCGGCTTATCCTTAGATGCCAGAATTATTAGTTGTTACGAAGTTGTCAAAGAAGGTGTTTGGGAACTTACGCTTGAAATTGGAACACCTTTAATTAAAACTTTCGGAAATACATAGAATAGAGAGGTGATTAAAATGATTGGATTTCCTTTTGATTCTCGAGTTTCGTATGATCAGCTCGGCGAGCCAATTTATGATCGAGCTATTAGTTCGAAACCATTAAAAGCTTTAATTGGAGCTCTTTTTAGCACAGGAATTCTTCCAAATCCAAGCAATAATTTGAAAGTTTCTACACAAGAAACTGATTTTTCAATTGACATAGCAGCAGGATTCGCTGCAATTCAAGGCGGATTGAAATTAGAAACAGAAGTTAATTCTTTAACAGTAGATGCTGCAGATGAAACATCAAACAGAATTGATTCTGTTGTATTGCGTTGGGATGAAAACGATGATGTTAGAGAATGCTATTTTTACGTTAAAAAGGGAATTGCTTCAACTGATCCAGTTCGGCCACAACTAACACGAGAAGGTTCAATTTATGAGATTGGACTTGCTGATATTTTAGTTGTTGCAAATTCTACAATTTTACAAAATTCAAATATCACAGATACTAGATACGATTCAGATAGATGTGGAGTAATTTCTAGCATATCGGAATTTGATACAACTTTTATTTATAATCAAGTAACATCAGATTTAGCAGATTTTAGAAGCAATGCAGAATCTGAATTTGATTCTTGGTCTACAACACAAAGATCTGATTATGAAGCTTGGATCATGCAGCAGGAAAATGCATTCGGTATTTGGATGGGAA